ATTGGGTTTAATCCAGGTGTCCATCACTTGTTTATTGATTTAAAGACAGGTCAAGCTGTTAAGGGGGCTGAAGAGGCAACCGTTATTGGTGACCGTGTATACGCTAAAGGCGTTGAGTACTGGAAGAAAGCAGAAGCCCCTACTCCTATACCCACTCAATCAGGTGTAGATATTCCTAGTGATGTGAGATTCAGATTTAAAAAAGGCGGTATGGCGATGAAAGAGCAGATGGGCTACGCCCTTGGCGGTGAAGTAAATGCTATTGACCCAGGGTCAGGTAATGAAGTACCACCCGGTTCAAGACCAGAAGAAGTACGGGATGATATACCTGCTATGTTGTCCGAAGGTGAGTACGTAGTTCCTGCTGATGTCACTCGATACTACGGCGTTAAGTTCTTCGAAGACCTACGTGATAACGCTAAGATTGAGCTAGCAGATATGCAAGAGAATGGTCGTATTGGTGGTCAACCTATGCCAGAAGATGATGATGACCTAACAGAAGACGAGATGAGACTTCTAGATGAAGTTATGGGTATGAACCAAGGTGGCATGGTTAACCCACAGATGAACCAGCAGATGCAGATGAATAACCCTATTCCTTCTGTACCTACTCAACAGCAACAGCCTATGCCAACTTCTTATAACCAACCAAGTGGTATGGCTGTAGGGGGTACTGTTAAAGCTCCTCCACTTCCTACTGGTCAAGTTCAGAACCCAACTCTATCACAGTATAACCCGCAGAATGTTTTACCTGATCTAGATCCTACTAAGCAGCAAGGTGCATACGGTATTACAACTGCTGCTGGTGATCCTGTCACTCAACAGACTCCAGCTACTAATGTAGCTTCAGGTTCTGGCACTGGCACTGGTACTGGTGATGTAACTATGCCAGACGCTGGCGGTGGTATGAAGACTGTCTTCTACATTCACAAAGACGGTAGACGTATCTCAGTTCTTATGTTGAATGGTAAACCAATCAGCAGTGTTCCCGCAGACTTCTCAGAGTTCCTAGAAGATACCCCAGAGAACAGAGCTAAACTAAACTTTGGTGTAGAAGAAGAAACCACTCCAGAAACAGAGGGTGCTACTGTCTCATCTGATGATGATGACGGAGGTGATGACTTTGACACAGACATCAAGACCAAGGTAGATCCTAACACACTTGAAGGTAAACAAGCTATCTGGGATGATAGTGGTGTTAGTGTAAAAGATCCTGTAGGTGCTGCTAAGAAAGCTCTTGATGATGCCTTTAAAGTACCTCAAGCTGCTGGTATGTTGGCTGGTGCTATAAATCCATTCCTTGGGGCAGCAGTTGCTGCTGGTAATGCTGCAAGTCAACTTACAGCCGTATCTAAAGCTCAAGCTAACAAACAAATGGCTGAGTTCTTAGGTAAAGACGATGAGGCTGCTGCTATCCAGAAAGAGCTAGATGACTTCTTAAAGGATGCCCCCGGTATTGTTAATGCACTTGATGACATTGTTGCTAAAGGTACACAGCGTTTCAACAATGCGGTAGAGATTGCAGTAGATATTGATGGACCAGAAGAAGCTTCTATCTTCTATGATGAACTAAATGAAAAAGGTACATCAAACGTCAACGAGTTGATTTCCTCAAGTTATGGAGGAGCTAAGATCGGAGATGATGGTATTATCCGAAGAGATGATCAAGCAGCCTTCCAGAAAGAACTGTCAAGCTTAGGAGGTCTAAGACCACAGCTACGTCCATCACAAGATGACTCAGAATCAGGCGTAGGTAAAGTTCTAGATACTGGTGTTGTAGGAAATAATAACACAGGTAAGAACAGCTTCATGCAGAAGTTAGCTAACGATCTTACACCGAATGATGGTAAAGAGTACATTGGAGGCAAGCTTGTTCAAACTGAGCCTAGTAAACCAGCAACTGGTCGTGCTCCTGTTACCCAAGCTCCCGCTGAAGATAAGTCCCCAACACCAATTGTATCAAAGCCTGCAGCAAAACCAGAACCAGAAAAAGACGTTACTGCGATCAAGACTACTAACGTAGTAAACAGAACAAATGAGTCTGTTGAGATTGGTCAAGTCAGTGCTGGTGGGCAGAATGCTGGAGATGGATTTGTCTGGGAGAAGAAACCAGGAACTAACGCTCTAACACGTAAGTACGTTGGTACAAGTAGTTCTTCAAGCTCAAGCTCTTCAAGCAGTGATAGTAGCTCTTCTAGTAGCTCTTCTTCTTCCTCAGGAGGGTGCTGTTTCATCATGCTAGAGGCTCGATACGGAGATGGTACTATGGATGAAGTAGTACGTAGATACCGTGATGAGTACATGACAGATCGTAACCGCCGTGGATACTACCGCACAGCAGAAGTTCTTGTACCTTTGATGCGTAAGTCTAAAACCTTTAAGTGGGTTGTAACAAAAACATTTGCTGACCCACTAGTGTCCTACGGTAAGTATTACTATGGACAGAACAAACATGGCGTGATATACTCCCCAGTAAAGAACTTCTGGATGAAAGTCTTTGATGTGGTCGGTGGAGACACCAAGTTTATCAGAGAGAACGGAGAAGTTGTATAATGGAAGAAAAATCATTTAATCAGTTTATGACAGAAGTTGCAAATCGTTACGACGAACTGTCAGAAGAAGAGCGGAACGTTATTCGCTCACTGCGTGGAACAGAGCAGGGAATGGTTATGGCTAAGGTCTTAGGACCAGAACTAGCGGCTGTAGACCTAGGTGAAGCCCCTGTTATGGACCAACAGATGAAACGTGCTGGCTTAGGCGCACGATAAACCGCTTAGGCAATCCAAATAAGTATAAGGCTACCCAGCATTCCGCTGGCCCCATCATAAGGAGATAACTATGCCTGAACTAACTGCTATAGAAACCCCTAAGTCAGCAGGGTTTGTTGATAGAGGATATAACCACGAGCGCAAACGTAAGCGCATGGAAGAGGAAGAGCGAGAGATCGCAAGACTAGAAGCGGAGGCCAGAGGTGAAACCTTCGAAGAAGAATCCGATGGCGAAGGATCTGAGGCAACCGAAGTACAGGCCACAGGTGATACCCAACAAGAAGAAGCCAACGTTGAAGTTGAAGCACAAGAAGATGACTCAAACCTAACCCCTGAGGAGAAGTCATTTAAGAAACGCTATGGCGACTTACGCCGTCACATGCAGCAGAAAGAAAAAGAATGGGACGAGAAGTTTAACAGCTTGAAGTCTCGTATGGAGCGTGAGTCTATTATCCCTCCCAAGTCTGATGATGACATTGAGGAATGGGCTAAACAGTACCCTGATGTAGCTGGCATTGTTGAAACTATTGCTGCTAAGAAAGCTCAGGAGATGTTCAAGAAAGCTGAGGACCGTCTATCACAACTAGATGAACTTCAGTATGAGACAGAACGTAAGTCAGCGGAGGCCACAATCCGTGAGGCTCACTCTGATTTTGATACACTACGGGAATCTGATGGATTCCACGATTGGGCTGAAAGTCAGCCTAAATGGGTAAGAGATGCTCTCTACGAGAACATGGACGATCCAGCATCTGTAATTCGTGTTATTGATCTGTATAAGGTTGATAACGGACAAACACCACAGGCTAAGAAGTCTAAGACTAAAGAAGCTGCTAAATCAGTAACTAAGGGGTCTAGAACTAAAGTAGATCCCACAGAGGGTGGCGCAAGCATTCGAGAGTCAGAAGTAGCTAAAATGTCTGCTCAAGAGTTCGAGGCCCGTGAAGAAGAGATCACTAAGGCTATGCGATCAGGTAAGTTCGTATATGATCTTAGCGGTAGTGCACGATAGGTGTTGACAAACACTTTCTTGTACATATAACTAAGTACGCATAGTTTATTAAGAGCCTCCTCCGGGACTACCTCTATAACTATAAATACTTTCCTTACATAAAAGTCTAAACTAAAAAGAACTACCTGTTCAAGTATAGGCCCAGTAGGTATCTGGTAGCGCAACTGGATACCATCTGCACCCTAGAAAACGATCAGCCTCTTTATAGGTGTTTAGCTTTTCCCCAAAGCCAAATATCATGGAGGATTTAACATGGCTTTTGCATCATCAAGTGGCTATGGGAACTTGCCAAACGGCAACTTTTCCAGCGTCATTTATTCCAAGAAGGTTCAGCTTGCCTTTAGAAAAGCTACAGTCGTGGGCGATATTACGAACTCTGATTATTTCGGAGAGATTGCTGCCCAAGGCGATACAGTGAAAATCATCAAAGAGCCTGAGGTTTCAGTTTCTTCTTATGCACGTGGTCAGCAAATCACTGCACAAGACCTTGATGATGAAGACTTCTCTCTAGTCGTAGACAAGGCGAACTACTTTGCCTTCAAGATCGACGACATCGAGGAAGCGCATTCACATGTGAACTTCATGGATCTTGCTACCAACCGTGCGGCTTACCGCTTGGCTGACCAGCATGACCAAGAAGTACTGGGTTACCTATCAGGTTACGCTCAGTCAGCATTGCACTCAGCAGCAGATACTGTAAACACAACTGTGAACGGTACTAAAGCTGTAGCAACTGCAGGTTCAGACGAATTGTTGACATCAATGAAACTTCGTAAAGATTCATTTGGCAACATTACAACAGCATCTGCTGGCGATCACTCGATCCCAGTTGCTGCACGTCTACCAGGTGCAACTGCACTACCAACAGCATACGCTTCACCAGCAATGGTTGTTGCTCGTATGGCTCGTCTACTTGATCAGCAACAAGTTGATAAAGACGGACGTTGGTTGGTTGTAGACCCAGTATTCATGGAAGTACTACGTGATGAAGACTCACGTCTATTCAATGCAGACTTCGGTGAATCAGGTGGCCTACGTAACGGTCTTGTACTAAACAACTTCCACGGCTTCCGTATCTACTCTTCAAGCAACTTGCCATCAGTAGGTGGCGGTGCTGGTACAACAGGTACAGGAAACCAAAACACTGACTACGGTGTTATCGTTGCAGGTCATGACTCAGCAGTAGCAACTGCAGAGCAGATCAACAAGACTGAAACTTACCGTGACCCTGACAGCTTTGCTGACATCGTTCGTGGTATGCACCTATATGGCAGAAAGATTCTTCGCCCAGAAGGTCTTGTAACTGCTAAATATAACTTGGCGTAAGAGGAGGACTGACTTATGGCTACAGTAACAACTCTTTCACGAGCAGCAGGGGGACGTGGTAACCCTGGCAGCAAACCTTACCTTGTTGAAGTCGAGATTGACTTGGCAGCAGCAGCAACTGCAAAAGGTTCAGCATTGGCAGCTAACGATGTTATCGAAGCTATCACTGTTGGTGCTAATACAGTTGTAATGTTTGCAGGTGCAGAAGTAACAGCAGCCCCCGCTGGTGGTACAGCCTGTACAGCAGACATTGGTATCACAGGTGGTGACGTTGACGCATTTGTTGATGGCATGACAATCACAGGCGCATCTGCAGGTGACTATGCTACATTGGCAAATACTGCAACTCCAATCCTAGTTACAACATCCGACACAATCGACATGTTGATTCTAGGTACAACACCTGATACATCTGGTAAAGTTCGTGTCTATGCATGTTTGATGGACGTTGACTCAGTTGGCTCTTCTAAAGAAGCTGATGAAGTTGATCGTGATCTACTAGCATAATAAGTGACTAACCTTGGGGCTGGCTAAAGGCTGGCCCCATTGTACTTTATAAAGGGATTCCAAAGCATGGCTATCACAACAGCAATGTGCACAAGTTTTAAATCAGAACTTCTTGGCGGTACTCATGACTTGGATACCGACACACTTAAAATTGCATTGATTAAAGACTCACCTACAGGTACGTATGGTGCAGCGACAACGAATTATTCAGATGTTACAGGTAACTCGGATGAAGCAACTGGTACAGGATACACTGCAGGTGGACAAGACTTGGGCGGTG